TTGAATAAGTACAATTCCCCGCCGGTCTTGGCTAACACGCGCCGGGCTGCATCGATGTCTCTGGTTCGCCAAGCGTCATAGCAGCTCATGCTCCAATTGAGTCGATGATAAAAGTGATTCCATCCTACCAGGTACCACGGTCCGCGCTTAATGATCAGGCAAGTCTTCAGGCGAATATCAACCATTCTTTTCCACCGCCATCTTTTCGCTTCTCTTCTTCAGCTCTTCGAGAATCCATTGATGCGGAGCGATTGAAAAGTATTCAACAATTGTTGCGCCTGTTCTTCTGCTATAGACAACATGGTGACGCTGAATCTGTCCCTCTTCAATCAGCTCTTTATATGCGGTCAACTTTTCCGGCGGGATCTTGTTCCTCCAATAATCCATACACTTAATAAATGGTTTGACTTTCTTCATCAATGTCCATCTCCATTACTGTGATACTGATCCAGATCCCTGGTTCGTCACTATATACCTTCCAAATCTTCTCCATACTAATCAGCGCATCATCCTTCCAAAACCCCATATCTGTCATAACGTCTTTTAACATTTTGTTGAGATTGTCCGTATCTGGCCGAGTAATTTTCTGTCGATCATGTCCGGGTAGATGCTTTTTTGCGCTCTTCGGATAAGGAAACATCCATAAAACATTTAACCGGATCGGCTGATCTGTAATCGGTTCTTCCGGGATATATGGCAGCAGCGCATCGCGCAAGATAGCCTCCGCCCTGGCGACGTTTTTCTTTTTGTAATGATGAATATATCCATTCACAACTCGCTCACCTTTTTGCTGAGCAGTAGCAGTAGGCGGAATCATTTTTAGTTTGAACCTCATCGGAACCTCCGTTTTTGTACTTTCTATACTACCGGGAGGAAGGCGCGCGCAGCAAGCGCCTTACCTCGGTAGGAAAGTACCTGTTCTTATACCGGAAATATCTATATATAAACTGAATTTTCCGGTTTTTTCCGGTTTTAATCATCCACTTCAAGTTCTTTTATATAGTTTCTAATTGTTCGCTCAGAAACCCCAAACTCATCAGCGTATTCTTTTTGCGTTTTCATTTTTCCGGCATATTCAATATCACGGTTAATCGCGTCCAGCAGTTTTTCTTTCATGTTGGTTTTCCTGGCTGATCTTGCTAAGGTTCCAATTTCTCGGCCGTTTTCCATGCTGCGCTCGTTCTCTTTTAGCTTTGCATTAACGAGAAGTTCGCCGGTATCGACTTCGTGCAAAGGGTAATTAAAGAACAAATTAACCGGTTCGATCCGCGGAAATTCACGCAATGTTGCTTCCATGCGCCAAGCAGTACATTTTTCGCCATATTCACTCCGGACTTGTTCTTCAATTTCCTTCGGGATCCCAAGCTCGATCATGTCCAGCAGCGCGTCCGCATCACGGGCAAAAACACCGGACCCGCTGGCTCTGTCCATGCTGGCTTTCGCTCCCTGCGCTCCTTTGCTGTGATGGTGAGCATAGATCACAGAGGCTCCGGCATTTGCGATCCTGTCAATGGCATTTGTGAATTTGATCACAGCCTCCGCTGCGTTCTCATCGCCGATGCCAAGTTTATAAGTCGGATCCAGGATCACAGCACTGTAATTGCCGGTCTTCATAGTTCTTGTGATCTGTGGGATCAGCTTGTCCAGCAGCTCGACCTTGCCCCTTAAGTGCACAATATCGATATTTTCCTGATGCGGGTTTGTGATTCCCATTTTCTCATAAACCCGTTTTAAACGGTCGTCAAAGCTCGCTTCATCAAGCTCCATATTGAGGTACAAGATTCGGCCCTGCTTGCACCGGTAACCGATCCAGCGGCGTCCTTCTGCGATAGATATTGCAAGCTCTATCAAGGCAAAGGTTTTTCCAGCTTTACTGGATGATACCAGTAGCATTTTGTGGCCTTGCCTAAGGATTCCTTCGATCAGCTCAGGCTTCACAGGCGGCATTTTGTCCCAGATCTCTTTCAGATTCTGGATCTGTAACGGCTCCACCAGCTCGTCTTCGATATAGTGGCTCCATTCCACCCAGTCATTAAGACCGATATTCCTGTCTATGATGTATTGGAGTTTGTCTCCTCGTTTGAATCCAGGAAGACGGCTTAGTCTGCTGGGGTTCTTGTCCTGAGTATCAACAATCAGACCGTGCTTTCGGCAAACCGTGTAGAGGAAGTCCACGCGCTCCTGATACTGCTTATAATCCACCGCGCCGATATTAACGATTGCATGGAGGCTTTTCCCGCCGCTGTGAACAAGCATTTTCACCGGGAGCCTTAGGTCTTGAATGATCTGATACTGGGTTTCGATGTCCTGGGAGTCAGACTCAACCAGCGCGTATCTGTAGCTGGTGATATTCTTGTTGGATCTGTTCTCTCCGTCGATGGGATTAAAACAGACCCATACACCCGCTGCATCATTACAGCTCCCGAATGTGTCCGTAATATCATCCGGATGTTTTTTCACGCTGTCCAGGAGCTGCTTCGCTGTTCTGGAAAATGTACCGCCATACGGCTTCCATTTACCATCGTCATCTTGATAAGCTGTTGTTACATAGCAGACTTTTTCCTCCGGCTCGAACAGAGCGCTGATATAGTCTGTGATGTCCTTCGCTGCGTTGTATCCGGTCGGGATCGGCGGCATTGGCTTAGTGTCTTCTCTCTGCCATCCACTGGTATCTACCGGCTCTCCGTTATAGGTAACTACATCGTCCCAACTGTAGGTTTTCATGTTCTGGGCAGGCGTCCAACCGAATTCTTCGGCCATATGGTAGACTGTGCCCATGGTAGCTTCCCGCCCGGTATAATTTCCGAACGTTCGCCACTTTTTTTCGCACTCGCCGGAGTGGTACCGGCCGGGATCCGAAGCGGCGCTCCACTCGTCCCAGAGGCTGCAGGGCAGGCCCTCCTTGTGGAGGGCCGCGCCTACATTCATCCATTCCTGGTAGCTGAGAGACCCGCATGGGATAGCTCGGAGCAGTTCACGAGCTTCGCTGATATCCATCATGCTTTTTTAACCTTCTCTCTTGCCCATTTTATAGCTTTTTGAATCTTGTTATATGCACTTAGCTTTGTAAGATTCGTGTTTGTGAAGAAGATCCTGTCCGGGTCCGGATAAAGCATTGAAGCTGTGATTGATCTGTTTGTCCCATTGATGCCATACATAGCGTTTAGAAGAACAGAAGCGGCCTTGTTTGTTCTTTCTGCTGGTACAATGATATTGTTCTTTTTAAGCTCCCTCGCACACCAATTGCCAAGGCTGTCTGTGTAATACTCATTCAGAATAGATATAGCTCCTTCTGCATAAGTAACGGCCTTTTCGGCTTCTCTGCAAGCGATTTCGCCTTTTTGCATTTTGCTGACCAAGCTATGGCATCTTCTGCAAAGCATGACTAAATCCGCCTCAACATTTTCCCTGCCTCGTTCAGGGTACCAGATATGATGAAGCTGCAGACGGTCATTTTCTGAGGCAGCATGGCCACATATCGCGCAGCAAAAATCATCTATTACAAGTCTCTTTTGCCGCATATCATACCAGTATTCAGTACGCTGATATTCTTCATATGGCATAGAATCAAAAGGCTCCATCAAAACGCCCCCTTGGTGAACGCCTTCTTGGGAGCCTCCTCTTCTTTATCAAAGAATTTCTTGAGCTTATTGCTTTTGTGGATATTGCCGTCCCGGCCCGTATATTCGTCCACATAGATTTCGCAACGCCCATCTTCACCGTCTACATGGAGGAGCTTCCGATATTCCAGCTTGTCGCCGTGCTGGCGGACACCAACGGCCCTGAGGAAAGCGCCGGCTTTCCACTCGTGCTTTTCGACCAGGTAGATGTTTTCCACTACCAGGCCCGTGCCCTGCTCTCCGCCATCGATCCGGAGGAAGACCTTTGCCATGTTGCAAGGCGGAATCTTTGCGCTGCCGTCAAAATACCCCTTCTCAACCTTGATCACCTCAAAAGGATACTTTCCTGCCGGCAATACTGTAGTCTCAGCGCCTCCGCGCTCCTGCTCCTCGGTCAGCTCGGTTACGTCGTCCCAATCATAAGTTTTCAGATTCTCAGCCATTTTTCATGTTCTCCTTTCTTAAAATGGAAGATTATAGATTTTAGTCTGGCACAGGCTATTCACCTGTTCCCACGCTTCAATCAATACATCGCTGATAAAGTCCTTTTCATAGTCCTTAATCGGTACTACCAGATCATAGTATTCCTTTTCGGCCACAACGCCTTGCACAATCAACGGGTCCGGAACTTCCGATTTCTGCATCAGTTCCCATAACTTAGCAAGCAGCGCGTCCTTGTCCGGGTCATCACTCTTCATGCTCTCCGGTCTCTCCGCGGGTGCTTCTTCTGCCTTTTTGCCGGCCTTTTTCGGCGTCGGCACTCGGTCGATTGTTTCAACAATGGCCTTCGGCTTCTGGTTGCTCCGAATCGCAGGCTCTGCCCTGGTCTCCTCTTCCGTTACCGGCTTCGGCTCCAATTTCAGGAAAACATGAGCCACTTGGTCGAATTCAAAAGGCATTTCATCTGGAAGCCCGAAGCGGTTCTTTGCGTCCCAGCAAGCGCTATGATTAGCGTACATGATCCGCTTTTGACCGCCCTTGCCCTTCTTGGTCTTGCCGTCTGAGTCCGTGACAATATCTGTTCTGTAGTTCACGAACAGAAGCAGATCTGCCCATTCCTTTACCAGTGGCGCGATATTCTTCTCATTGAGCTTCAGCATATAACGGTCATAGCTTCCCATTTCATCCGGGAGTTCAAATTTCCGGATCATGCTATGGCAGACGAGAATTACATGGACGCCTGCGCTCTTAACCTTGTCCAGCTCCTCCAGAATGGTTTGCATCTTCTGCTTGGCGTAGGTATAGCCCTTGCCATAACCCATGTCTTCGATGTTCTTAAGCCCTTTGTCATCGCATACCGCCCGGAAGATCAGCTTTTCCAGGCTGTCCACAGTATCGATCACAAGCGTTCCAACCTCATCTGGGTGTTCAGCTGCATACCGGATATCTGTGATTACATCATTAAGGTTCGCCGGCGGATCAAACCGTGCCACATCCATATGAGTGGTGCTGCCTTCCGTGTCGATAAAAACCGCCCTGTCCGCTTTGGATGCGAATGTTGTTTTTCCGACACCCTCGGTTCCATAGACTACACAACCAATTGCTGCTGCCATTGGTCCTTTGCTAATCATCTGATATTTATCCTCCTTTGCTTGTAGTTATAAAATGCCGACTTTGTTGTTTACTTCACCTCCACCTTGAAAACATCAGGTCGCTCGGTGACGGTAATGCCAGGAACGATTTCGCCGTCCTCGGTGACCATGGTCCTTCCGTTCTCTGCGAATGCGAGCGTCTTTTTCAGAGAACTCCAGTCAACCGACTCGCTTACTTTGACCATTTCCGGTCTGTTCTCTTTCAGCCAGGGCAACAGAAGATCGTCCTTTCGGTCAATCTCCGGCCCCTGACGCTTGTAGACAAGCTTTCCGCTCGGCAATTGATAGTTTTCCTGGGTTTTAGTCACTTTATGCGGCACGGTGGCGAAATACGCTTTCAGCTTATCCTCAAAGAAGGCGATACGATACGCGCAGCCGTCTTCCATGCGTTTTATCCTGGCCTCATAGAAGGCTTTCCACCGGTCGCGCTCTTCTGTGCACTCCCGGATCTTCTGAAGGCACCAATCAGCCTTCTGGTCGTCATCAACAAAGAAACCAGCCTCTTCCTCTTCGATAGGCATTTCTCTGTCCTCGTTCTCCAGGCATTTCGCGGTCATGATTGTTTCCATCACCGGTCTCCTCTCTGCCACTTAGGGCACCATGACGGGCAGATCCGCGTGTTCAGCCGGTCCAGCAGTTCACGCTTTACCCAGTTCAATTTCAGTCCATACTGCACGGCGA